TGGCACTACTACTTATTTCACGCCGTCTGGAACCTCAGCCGTAGTATTGCTTCCAAACGCTGCTTCATCGGGCAAGGTTTTTAAGATAAATCAGATTGTGGCAGCAAACACGACAGGTTCCGCTGCAAATGCCACGGTTAGCATCTATACAAACGGCGCGGTGGCGCAAGGTTCTGCGCCCTCCAGTGGCACTGCATACCCCATAATTTCAACTGCGTCTGTACCGGCATACGCATCTTTGATTGCCGTAGATAAAACTACGGCGATTTATCTTATGGAAGGTACGTCAATCACAATTACATCGGGTACATCTAATGCTTTGACGTTTACGGTTAGCTATGAAGATATTTCTTAATAAGGAGTAAAAATGTCGATTCAATACCAAGGCGGGATTATTCGGGTAACCCCTCCAACGACATCAACTTCTTCTGCCAGTGGCATTTGGACTGTTCGTCAAGCCACGCAAGCAATTGCCGCAAGTGCATGGCCTCGCAGCCCTGGTGCCCCTACCATTGGCACAGCTACAGCAGGAGCGGAGTCTGCCACTGTTGCTTTTACAGCCCCTGCTGATCTGGGTGTTGGTGCAATTACATATACTGCTACATCAACCCCAGGATCTATTACTGGGACATCATCTACTTCTCCTATAACTGTCAATGGTTTGACAGCAGGTACGGCATATACTTTCACTGTTCGCGGCACAACTCCTGGAGGCACAGGCCCAGCAAGCGCGTCATCAAACAGTGTAACGCCAACAGTTCCCGTAACTTGTGCCACCTACACCACTCCGGGTAGTTATACTTGGATCGCGCCAACAGGCGTGACTTCGATAGCTTTTGTGATGGTTGGTGGCGGGGGCGCCGGTGGAGGAACTGGAACTGCCGGGGGTCCTTGCGGACTTACTATTTATATAGGTGGTGGTGGTGGGGGTGGTGGCGCATTAGCTTATAGAAATAATTATGGGGTCACCCCAGGAAATTCATATAGTGTTGTTTTGTCTTCTTCAGGAACTACCTATTTTCAAAATACATCCGTAGGTTATGTGAACGCTGGTGGAAACGGCGGTAACACTTATACATCACCCGGCACCGCAGGGACTTATGGTGGCAGCGTCACGGCAGGGTATAACGGCGGCGCTGGAGGAAATCAAGGTCAGACTTACTGTTTTTGCTTGCCAAGTGGAGGTGGAGGCGGAGGTGCTGGGGGTTATGTTGGCGCTGGTGGTAAAGGCGGCAACGAAAATCAAAACGGTTGTGCCGGGGGCGCAAGCGCAGCCGGAGGCGGCGCAGGGGGTAATCGGAATTTTCCCAATAGGGCCGGAGGCGGTGGTGGTGGTGTTGGTATCTATGGCTCAGGATCTGCTGGCGCAGGTGGAATTGCAAGATCTGGCGGCGGATGCGGGGGCTCAGGCGGCACTAATGGCACACTTGGTTTTGCTTCTGGTGGTTCAGGTGGAACTTACGGTGGTGGTGCAGGCGGCGCCGGGTGGAACGGAGTCAGTGGCAGCCGAGGAAACCCTGCTATTCGTATTGTATGGGCCGGAGGTAGTCGCGGCACTCCAGGTTTCCCGTCAACTAACGTGGGGCCATAAATGAATTTATATATTGAAATTGAAGACGGGCAAACGAAAAATCACCCTGCGTATGAATTGAATTTAATACAAGCGTTTGGGAAAATTCCTGAGCAATGGGAACCCTTTATAAGGGTAGAGGAACCCGTTTTACCAGAAGGCAAAGCCTTTGATAATCCAAAAGTTACTTATGAAAAAGTAGATGGTGTTTGGACTGATGTGTATCACACTAGAGACCTGACTATCGAAGAAAAGGCGGAACAAAAGCAATTAAAAATCGCAGCATACAAGGAAGCATGGGGAAAACTCTTACAAAAAGAAAATTTTTCAGCTTGGATATTTAATGAAGAAACAATTCAGTATGAGCCGCCTATCCCGCGCCCTGCACCAGACCAATCTAAGTTAGAACAGCGCATCCGGACTTTTTGGTGCGGCGCTGACAACAACTGGAAAGACACGCCTGTTCGTCCAGAAGGAGAATACAAGTTTGATTTCTTAGCATGGGAATGGGTGCCAATCAATGTGTAAAGCGGCAGAGCAAGTCAAAGAAGTCGTACAAAACACGCAACTTGAGATTGCGTTGCATTTCCCCTGCCCAATCTATTTGATTGAGCGGTCTGACTTCTTGGCGCAGGTCACGGAAGTTTCTGAAGAATTTCTTAAACAACAGCAACAGGCGCTTAATGAGATTTATCCAGTAAAGATGACCGGCAATTATTTTGCCGATCCACGTGTTGCAAAATTTGCCGAATTTGTAGGTTCAACCGCATGGAACATTCTTGCTGAACAAGGCTACTTTATGCAGGACAAAGCGGTGACGTTCACGGAGATGTGGACACAAGAGCACCACAAACACTCCGCAATGGAGCAGCACGTTCATGGATATGGTTCTCAGGTCGTAGGATTTTATTTTCTTGAAGTGCCGGAAAACTCATCCCGCGTGGTGTTTCATGATCCACGCATGGGTAAAGCACAGGTTGACTTGTCAGAAACCGACGTAAACCAAGCCACAATTGCCAGCAAAATGATTAACTTTGAGCCAAAGCCTGGGTTGATGATTTTTTCAAATGCTTGGTTAGCTCATTCATTTACCCGCCACGCCTCAGAAAAACCCCTTAAATTCGTGCATTTCAACTTGACGGTTCAGATGGCGCAGACGGTTGCTTGCCCTGCGGCAGAAGTCATATGAACAAGTACAACATCCGTTTTAACAAGACCAGAGGGCTACCAGGGCGTGGCTCGATGGATCATGTATGGAGGGTATTTGAGAATGGGAAAGAATACCTGTTTAAAAACCTAGATATTAGTGTTCCCATTAAGAGTGAAAAAGACGAAAACGGTATGGATTACAACATCTGCTGCCAAGGATATTTGACAATAGACCGAGAAACTTCAACTGCTGTTATTACAGCAGAAATCAGACGACTTGTAGAGGCATAAATGAAACTTCACATACCTATTGAACTCGCCAACCAAATAATCGGCTACCTTGGCACTCGGCCGTATCAAGAGGTCTATCAACTGATTGATGGCATGAAAGAGGCTGCAAAGCCACCCATGACCTCCTTGCAGGAGGTTCCTTCGGCAGAAGAGCAAGCGGCGTGATTATGAGCGAGGATATTGATAAGCGTCTGTCTGTACACGAAGCAATTTGTGCGCAGCGCTACGAGAACATTGAGAAGCGGTTTGAGCAAGGATCAAAGCGCATGCAGAAGATCGAGTATTTGATTTACATCACGATTGCGGCTGTATTGCTCGGTCCCGGCGTAGCCGCGACTTTCGTAAAGAATCTCCTCGGTATATAAGATGTTTGATTTACTTGGAGGCGGTTTGCTTGGCTCAATTTTTGGTGGGCTATTCAGACTGGCTCCAGAGGTCTTAAAGTTTTTAGACAAGAAAAACGAGAGACAGCACGAACTGTCGATGTTTAGTTTGCAGACGGATTTAGAGAAGCTTCGCGGCGAATTTCGAGTGGAGGAAAGGTATGTCGACTACTCGATTCAGCAACTGGACACGATTAAAAGCGCGTTTCAGGAGCAGGCGCAAACGGCTAAGTCAGCGGGTCCGATTGTCGCTGCTATCTCAGCGTTGGTGCGTCCAGGCATTACTTGGGCTTTGTTCGGTATGTATGCGGCAGTCAAAGCGGCTGCGCTTGTTATCGCGTTTCAGACGGGCGCACACTGGGCAGAAGTCGTAACGAAAGCCTGGGATGAAGACGATTTTGGGCTTTTTTCTATGGTTATAAGCTTTTGGTTTGTTGGCCGGGCAATAGAAAAGTATCAAAAGTCGTGAATGAAGATGCAAAGAATTTAGCCAAAGATGTACTAATAAAGCCTTTTGAGGGGCTGGCTAGACGTTTACCTGACGGTCGCGTTCAGTCCTATCCCGACCCTGGGACCCGAGGTCACCCCTGGACGATAGGCTGGGGAGCGACAGGTCCGGGCATAGAACCAGGGACCGTTTGGACTGTTGAGCAGTGCGAGGACGCCTTAGACCATCACGTTGAGTATTTTGTGCGCGGCCTGCTTAAGATGTCTCCAGGGCTCTCTAAAGCGCTCCCAAGGCGTATGGCTGCAGTGACTTCTTGGGCCTACAACTGCGGCCTTGGTAATTATCGCGTAAGCACTTTCAAAAAGCGCATAGACGCTGATGATTGGGGTGGTGCCGCAGAAGAATGCGTGAAGTGGAATAAGGCCTCTGGCAGGGTTTTGCCAGGACTCACAAGACGGAGGGTGGCGGAAGCTGCATTGATGCGATGAGTTCGGCAATCAAGTCAGATCCTGCTAAGTGGAAGCGGGTTGTCGCTTCAGTTAAAGCCTCGAGCAAAGGCGGCGACCCAGGTCAGTGGAGCGCTCGTAAGGCGCAATTAGCGACCCAGAAGTACAAAGCTTCCGGTGGGGGTTACAAAGGGCCTAAAAAAGCGGATAATTCACTCTCAAAGTGGACGAGCGAGGATTGGGGTACGAAATCCGGCAAGCCGTCTACGCAAGGGCCTAAGGCCACCGGTGAACGGTACCTGCCCCGGAGAGCGCGTGAGGCGCTTTCGCCTGCTGAGTATGCAGCCACCACTCGAGCAAAACGAGAGGGTACCAAGTCCGGGAGGCAATTCGTTGCTCAACCCTCGAAGATCCGCGAGAAAACTGCAAGGTACCGATAATGGCTGTCACCATGACTTATACGTCTCTGGTAGCGGATACAACGCTATACCTAGAGCGTTCGGACGCGCAGACGATCAATCAGATCCCTTCGTTCGTCAATCTTTGCGAGTCGATTATTTCTGACGAGCTTAAGATTCTTGGCCAGCAGCAGACCGTAACGACTACGCTTGTTCAGGGTAATGTGACGCTTCAAAAGCCTGCGAGGTGGCGTAAAACGACCTCAATGAACGTGACAGTGGCCGGTGAGCGGCTGCCATTGTTACTGAGAAAATATGAGTACATGCGCAACTACTGGCCAGATCCAACGATTGAAAGCGTTCCTAAATACTATGGCGACTACGACTTTGATCACTGGTTTATTGCGCCGACGCCTGATGATAATTATGCGATTGAAATCCTTTACTACGAAAAGATTCAGCCGCTAGACGCCACCAATCAGACAAACTGGTTCACAATTAACGCGCCTCAAGCGATGTTGTATGGCACATTGCTACAGGCGATGCCCTTCTTAAAAAACGATTCGCGGGTACAGCTTTGGCAAGCCATGTATGACCGAGCCATACAAACGCTTAAGCTTGAGAATGACACCCGGACAATCGATCGTTCTACTACGGTGCAAGAAGTATGACATCCTACGTTAGTGTCTTTACGGGCGACGTTATCCAGCCGACCGACGTCAGTTATAAAGCTTTCTCGATATCGGCTAATTTGGATCTTGTCTGGCCGCAAGATGGCGATGCCGCCGGAGATTATGCTGCAAGGATCATGCAGATAAGCGCATCTAGCGCTGGCTTATTTGTTGACATGCCCCCTGCAAATCAAACTTCTGTCGGCACGGATTCGCTTATCCGCAATGTAGGGGCGAATTCGTTTACGGTTAGAGATTATGACGGCAATACAATTGTTGCTGTTGCATCCGGCGAGGCCAAATACATATACGTTACGTCAAATTCCACAGCGGCAGGAACCTGGGGAATTATTTCTTTTGGCGTAGGCTCAAGCTCCGCAGATGCTGCTTCCCTTGCCGGTTATGGCTTAAAGGCCATATCAACGACGTTAAATCAGTCGCATCCGGTGGTTACAACATCTTCTGTGTTCACGGCGAATGCATCTTATCGCGCAAAGACTGTGGTCTGGAATGGCGGTGTAGGAACAATCACTTTAGATAATGCCGCAACGCTTGGCGATGATTGGTTCATGCTCGTAAGAAACGGCGGGACGGGCTTGCTGACTATTGATGGCACAGGATCTGAAACTATCAATGGCGAATTAACCTTAAGCATGCAGATTAGCGATTCGACATTTATCTGTTGCTCAGGAACAAGTTTTTTTACGATTGGATTAGGGCAATCAACAACTTTTGCATATTCTCAGCTTGTATTGCCTGTAACAACAGGCACCTATGTATTAACACCAGCGCAGGCTCAAAATACAATTATTAAAGTCACCGGTTCTGTAACGGGCGCCGTCACAGTGCAGGTTCCAGCGGCCGTTCAAGTTTATTTTGCGCTCAATCAGACTACGGGAGCTTTTAACACCACATTTACAACGGGTGTTATGGGCGGATTGACAGCGACCTTACAGCCTAATCAGCAGGCCACCCTGGTATGCGACTCAGTCAATGTCTTAAACGCCACCACGGTCATTACAGGGGCCTTGGCGGTATCTCTAATTGATGGTTCTGTTGGCGCCCCGTCGCTGAATTTTTCAACAGAGACAAATACAGGCATGTACAAAGCAGGGACCAACCAAATTGGTTGGGCTATTGCCGGTGTTGCCAAGATGCGATTGACCGCAGACGGTCTTTCCGGGGGTGCGTTCTAATGACTGAAAAGGTCATTACGATCAATACCCAGCCCGGTATTCGCCGGGATGGTACCGTCTTAGATGGCGATCAATACTCTGACGGCCTGTGGGTTCGCTTTCAGCGCGGCAGGCCAAGAAAGATGCTTGGCGTAAAACGTATCTCAAATCAGGTCTACGGCCCCACTCGAGGCATGTTTGTTGACTCGGGTAACGGGATTAACAACATCTTTACTTCATACGCTTCTGGCGTACAAGTGATCGGCGTCGACAATAACGGCGTTGGATCTGGTGTTTCAAGCTTTACGT